ATGTAATTTGCCAAATCCATTTCCAATTTCTCCATTTCGGCTTGTGCGTCTGCTTTGAGAGCATCGCCATTTAGTGAAGTTCCGCCCTGTGGTGTTGAAATAGTAGCAAACTTGCTTCTTGCTTCACCTAGCATGTATTTGGCTACAGCAAGTGTGTAATCCTTTAGCCACTGCCCTGCATATGGATCACTTAGTAGATTAAAGTCCGGACGATAATTGTAAGTTTGCATAAGAATTTGCTCGTCTGTTCTCGGACGTTGCATGATTGTAAGTTTTTTACTTACAGGTTCATATTTGAAATTGATAAAACTACCAAACATTCTACCCACTAGTTCTTGATAACCAGCAAAAGCATAGTATGTTGAAAGTCCGCCCATTGATGTTGAACTTAACAAATATGTGTTTGAATAGGCTAGGTTGAATGGTTCAAACAGTGTGCCACCGTCTCCGCCACCTGAACGTGATCCAATTGAGCGTCTAAATACTTCTCTAACGTCAATTACTTCATTTGGAAGAATATAGTCGTTTGTATCTTCCTGAAGTTCAAGCATCATGTAAGATTCTTCAACTGCATTTTCTGCACGTTGTCTATATTTTCCTAGTGCTTTTTCTAGTGCTACTTCGTAATGGTTAGGGTCGAGTTCAACATCGATCATTCCGTCGCCTAGTAGCGTACGAACGTAATTAAAGACCTGTTGTTTTTTGGTGTCTAAATCACTCATATAAGTTTCCTATCTTAAACATATTTATTCAATAAATACAATTACTATGCCCAGATTAAGTTTATACAGACCAGAGAAATCCGCAGACTATCGCTTTATTGATAAGAACGTTAATGAAGCATTTCAGGTCGGCGGCACGGACATTTTTGTACACAAGTACGAAGGACCCGTTGACCCAGGCGATAATGCAACTGCTTCGCAACCGCGTGGCACTAACGATATTCCTGAAACAAAAATACAAGATTTGCTGTTTTTAGAAAACAGAGATAGAAAGTATTCAGATGATGTATACGTTATGCGTGGCATTTATAACGTGCAAGATTTAGATTTCGATCTAAGTCAATTTGGAATGTTCCTACAAAATGATACAATTTTTATAACATTTCACCTAAACAGTTCTGTTGAAGCATTAGGTAGAAAATTAATGAGCGGTGATGTATTAGAATTACCACACCTAAAAGACGACTACGCACTTAATGATTACAGTGTTTCGTTAAAACGGTTTTATGTAATAGAAGATGTTAACAGAAGTGCTGAAGGATTTTCACAAACCTGGTATCCACACTTGCTTAGAGTAAAAGCAAAACCAATTCTAGATAGTCAAGAATTTAAAGAAATCTTTGATAAAGATTCAGGAGAAGGCACAGGATCAACTTTGCGTGATGTGCTTTCAACATACGAAAAAGAAATGCAGATCAATCAAGCAGTTCTAAACCAAGCAAATGAAGATATTACAGGAGATCCTAATCAACCAGTTATAAGTGGTTATGATACTAAACAGTACTTTGTTGTACCAACAGATGACGCAGGCAATGTAGATATTAATGATGACGGAAGTAGTACACCGACCCTAAAAACAGCAAAAGGAAACTTTTATGTTGGTTACTTAACGGAACAAGGTGTGCCACCAAACGGTGCATTATACAGTTTTGGGTCTCAATTCCCCCAAGCCGCAAGCGAGGGAGAGTTTTTCCTTAGAACAGATTATTTTCCGAACAGACTTTTTAGATACAACGGATCACGTTGGGTTAAATATGAAGATGCTGTAAGAGTTGAAACTCCAAGCAGTGATAATGCTAAAACACAAATTGGAACATTTGTTAATAACTCAAACACAAACCAAATTAATAATGAAACAGTTAATGAACGTCAAGCACTATCACAAGTACTTAAACCTAAGGCAGATAATTAATGCAACACTTTTATGATGGACAAATAAGACGCTTTGTAACACAATTTGTGCGTGTTATGAGTAACTTTAGTTACAAAGACAGTGCAGGTACACTACGTAAGATTCCTACCAGTTACGGAAATCTAACACGTCAAGTAGCACATATTATTCGTGACAATTCAGAAAACAAAGTTATTAGTGCTCCACGCATTAGTTGTTATATCACTGGTTTAGAATATGCAAGAGATAGGGTGCAAAATCCAACACACGTTAGTAAAGTACATCTACGTGAAAGAGATTATGATCCTGCAACAGGAGAATACCTACAAACACAAGGTCCGGGATACACAGTTGAAAGATTAATGCCTGTGCCATTTAACTTGCAAATGAAATGCGATATATGGTCAACTAACACTGATCAAAAATTGCAAATTATGGAACAGATGCTTGTGTTATTCAATCCAAGTTTAGAAATACAAAGCACAGCAAACTACGTTGACTGGACCAGTTTAAGTTTGATTGAACTGTCAAGTGTAAACTACTCAAGTCGTGCTATACCACAAGGAGTTGATTCAGAAATTGACATCGGCGAACTTACATTTATAATGCCTATCTGGATCACACCTCCAGCAAAAGTCAAACAACTTGGTGTTATTGAAAAAATTATTATGAGCGTATTTGATGAATCAGGTAGCATTAGTGACGGCATTATTGATGCAGTAGATCCTATTGCAACAGTTAACATCACAACAGGAAACTTTGGCTTATTAGTTTTAAATAATACTGCAAGATTGCTTGCTCCGGCAGAAGGTGTAAGTGAGCCTACTCCTGGCGAATTTGATAGAACTGGAGAACCAGTTAGTTGGTATAAACTTCTTGATCAATATCCAGGAAAGTTTAGAGCAGGACTTAGCACAGTGCGTTTAGCAAAGTCAGATGGCAATGAAATAGTTGCCACAGCCAGCGTAAATCCAACAGATGATACTGAAATGGTTTTAAGTTTTGACAGTGATACAGTTCCTGGAAATACTATTTTAACCGATAGTACAGCAAGCAGAGGTACTGTGGATGCTATTATCGATCCATTAACTTTTAATCCTGACAGCAACAACTTAGCCGCAGGAACACGTTACCTAATTCTAAATGACATTCATCAGCATGTAAAAAATGATAGTTCAGATGCCAATATGAATGCTTGGCAAAATGCCGACGGAACACTATTACAAGCCAGCACAAATGATATTATTACCTGGAATGGTTCAAATTGGGAAATAACCTTTGATGCTGGGTCAAACGACGAACGTGCCGATTCTAGTGTGGCACAAGACCCTGTCTACATAACTAATACATATACAGGCGTACAGTACAAATACACAAACAATACTGGTGCTTGGTTAAAAAGTTATGAAGGTGAATATTTAAAAGGGTCATGGCGACTAGTACTTTAAAAGACAAAAACATTGTTTGTAGTGGTGCATTATTTTATGCACGTAATACCAAACGATTTTTGTTCCTAGAACGAACTAAAACAAAAACCGCAGGCCAGTGGGGTCTAGTTGGCGGTATGGCCGAAGGCAATGAAACACCCTGGAAAGCACTAGAGCGTGAAATTGGTGAAGAAGTTGGCAAAACACCGCCTATCAAAAAAGTAATACCCTTAGAAATGTTTACTTCAAACGATTCAAAGTTTTTCTTTCACACATACTTGGCTATTGTTGATAATGAATTTATTCCTACACTAAATCATGAGCATAGCGGGTATGCTTGGACAAATGTAAACTGTTGGCCTAAACCGTTACACGTTGGTTTACGTAACACACTTCAAAACAAATCTATTAAAGATAAACTTCAAACTGTATTGGATTTACTTGTATGAGTTGGTTTACTGATCTTTTCGGCAAAGATTTCGAAACTAAATTAACTAAATTAAAAGATCAAATTATGTGCGATGATCATGAGCACAAAGAACGTGTTAATACTTGTTTAAAGTGTGAACATTATAATAAAGGCATGCAAATGTGTCAAAAATGTTATTGCATTGTTCCTATAAAAACAAAAATAAAAGCATTTCACTGTCCCATTAATAAATGGTGATTGTAAATCTTTTCTCCGTCAATAATACTACTAATAAATTTTTTATTTTCAAAATCGCATAGTATCTTTTGTTCTTTTGCTAAAAACATATCTTCT